CCACCCTGTGCCTTAGAGAACAGCCCGCCGCCACTGTCAGCTTTAGCGAAGTCAGCTGCGGTGGGGTTAAGATTCGCGGCTCCCTCGGATACCGCCTCCATGCCCGCAACATCAAGGCCCACGTCCGCGCCTGTTGAGCCCTTACCAACCACAGAAGATAGTCCCTCGTTCTGGATAGCCTCCTTGATGAGTTCGCTACCAGGACCCTGGCCCTGGATGGTCGCGAGGCCTTGAGTCTCCTTGGCTGCATTGAGCGCCTGGGTGGATTTATCAACCACCTCTACGCCTTCTTTAAGACCGGTGGCGGAGGCTTTCTCAGCGCCACCTACGCCTGTCACAGAGGACATCACTGCCTGCCCGGCCGCAACGAACTTGGACACCATTGTCGCGCCTTCTTTAGCAGCAGCTGCACCCCAGGCGGCGTACCCGGCCGCGAGGGCTGCACCCATCGTCCATATGCTGACGATCACCATCAGCGCCTTACCGAAGCCGGTGTTCATGAACTTACCGATATGACCCAGGGCTCTCTTGAATCGCTTCTTGATCCCTTTCCACACCGAGCTTAGGCCCTTCTTGATCCCACTGAATAAACCCATAGTCAGACTCCTCTGTACCAGAGATAGGCTCCGCCGTATGGCAAGAATCCCAGTCTCTGTGCAATGTTCCAAGTACGTGGATCAACATCCATATCCGGTGCGAACCCGGCCACTCGTACAATTTGTCGCGCGTCTAGCCACTTACGAAACCGACGCAGCATCCCAACCCCGTCGCCGGGGATAGTAGTAGCCCAAAACAAAATGTGACAGCTCTGTTTGTTGGCCCACACGTTCTCGCCGCCCAGGGCTACCAGCGCCCCCTTGATCACGCCATCCTCTTCTGACACCAACATGTAGTTGCGCGCGGTGCTGATCGCCTCGGTGATGAGCTGCATGATCTTTAACTTATGCGGTCGCAGCGGGTAGGCCTCGGCATGCTCAATCGCCAGGTCATACAGCTGCTGCCTGTCCATCAATGTTGCTGGTCTGATCATATGCCGCCTATGTCGATGTCACCAACCCATTCATCCCACTCCGGTGTCCCGTACGGTGGGATGCCTGCTATCGCGCCGATTGGAGTCGGGTTAGGGTCGGCGATTGCGGTCCCATCGTTGTTATCTAGGTTGTCAGCTATTGCGGCATCTATGGCTGCCTGTTGCTCCGGTGTCAGCTCAAACGCTGGTGTTTCGGGTGCCTCTAGGCCACCAATAACACCCTGGTTGAGCTGGTCGATCAGGTTAAGCCCGTTGTCCAGGCTGATCTGTAATGCATTCACTGCCGAGGTCACCTTGGCTGCTGTCAGGCCTTTGACGGCCATGATGTCTGCCACCGCTTGAAGGTGAGACTGGTACAGCTTGGCCGCTGATTCGTTGCGCGTGATCAGGAGGTCGTACTTTTTGCCCAGCTCAACAAAGTCCAGCTGTTGCTCACCGACCATGAACTGTTTGTTCAGCTCGGTGTTCTGCGCGAGGACGTCCTGGATGATGTCGTTCTGCTGCTCGGCGTTGAACATATCAAGCTGAGACAACCGGTCAGCGTTCTGCCTGGCGATCTCAGAGCCTATGCCTGCGTTCTGCAGCATGACGTCGTTCCACTCGGCCGTGTTCTGTAGGCTGACCTGGGTCGTCAGGGAAGCGTTTTCTGCGGCAATGCGCGAGTTCATCTCTGCGATCGCAATGGCTGCGTTGGTCTGCAGCTCCTGCGTCTGTAGCCGGATCCGGTTAGCCTCCTGCTGGTTGCCCTGGGACACCGCGGTCTCCAGCTGCGCATTCAGTTCAGACATCTGAGACTCCAGCTGGGCGTTGGTCGCGGATATCTGAGTCTCAAGTTCAGCGTTCGACAAGGCGGACACGTTGGCCGCGTTGGCGGAGAACCCGAGGGCTGTGTTCTGTGCCTTCTTGTCTTCTAAGAAGTTAGAGAAGTAAGTGCTGGCGTCCTGCTGAGCAAAGGGTGTGGCGGCCTTGACCATCTCGGCCTGGGCGGTGCCTGCCGCGATGGAGGAGTTCATCAGTCCACGGCTGTTGGATATCCGTGCGCCTCGGTTGGCGGCCTGGGTCATCAAAGGACTGGCCTGGCTGGTGATGTTGGCCAGCTGACCGGCGGAGGTCATCTCCGGGGTTATGTCACCGACGACGGCATCGTAGCCGGTGGAGCCGGAGGCGCCCGCAAGCCCGGTACCTGCCGTGCCTGAGGCTGCTGTCGCATCCACACTGTCGAAGGCCTCCACATCTACAGGGCCTACCTCGTCTGCCTGGGCGGCCTCCGCCTGGGCGATATCTTCATCAGATACCTGCCCGACGCTAGGACCCACAAGCGAAGCTGTGGCCGAGGCGGCACCAGGGTTCTCCGAGTACATCTCTTCCATTTCTATCGGCATGTCGCCTCCTGATCGTTGTTCATAGTATTCCAAACGCCTGTGCAATCTCCACAGCCCCGCCAGCTCCACCACCAAGCACCGGCCCATGCATGGCGACAGTAAACGAGAGGCAGTCTTGCGATGTTTGGATTGTGAATGTGCCAGGATCCTCTGTGCCATCATCCGCCATGATAGTTCTGCTCGCGGTGTTTAAGTACCCTGTGCCTGCTGCCGAGCCTGCATCAAACTCGATAGCACTAAGGCCATCGTAGTCCGTGGGGACCGCCGTTGCTCTAGTGTTGCTAGAGTCACACGACGCCATGGCAACGTACAGATAGTTTCGCGTTGCGCCTGTTGAATGCGTTACCGAGCTAGGATTAGGCGCGGAGGTTGGTTCTTGAGCATTGACTGTAGAAAGCTCTGGCGCGGCATCACCAAAGTCTACGCCGCGTACTTTTAGAACACGAAATCCCGCCTTTTCATTGTTGTTAGTGGTGACCGCGATGGTCGCGGTTTCTGTCCCATCTGCATCCCGGTAAGCAACCATTGCGGCACCGCTGCCACCGTTTTGATCGTCAAGCTCTGTCCATCCCGCAGGAACACCGAAGGTCGTGGCTCCCCCATCTGCACCCGCCATCAGCACCAAACCGTCACCGTCTATAATGTCAGCGGGTAGGTTAACCGTGTGGGTTGTAGTGTTAATCCCGCTTTGGGTGATGCCTTCACCCGCGATATAAGGCTTCCCTACGTTTCCCGTAAAAGGCCCCTCGGTAAACAGTACGCCAATGGAAGCCGTAACGAGGGTGAAACTGTCGTCGCCATCAGCAGTCTCTATGGTGACGTCGAAGTCTAGTTCCGTTTGCCCCGCGCCGTAAATGCGGTGCGCCATCGAAGTTGCTTGATCTTCAACATTACCAAGTACGCTGCCATAGCTGTTGTTTACGACAGTGTAGGCCTCTGCTGTGGTGCGGCTGTCTTTGAACCCGGCGATAATGCCAAGTGCGGCTGCCGGGGCTACCTGACCTCGCGTCGCCGCGCAGACCATGTCGTTAGTTGTTCCCGCTCCCGAGTCGTACATACTGGAAAAGACTTCGGCGTCACTGCTGGACGTAAAAACCTTGATACACACCCGCGACTGTGCGCCACCAGAGTTGGTTATGGTGTACGAAGAAGGTTCTGATGCGTTGGCAATTTTCCACCACAGGTGTACCCCGGCTGAGTCTGGCCCGGCATGCCCATACAGCTCAATCCACGCAGCACCCGCACCTGCGCCTGGGGTCAGCTGCACATCAAGGCCGTTGACATGCCCTATCAGCACCTCTAAATCACCAGAGTTTATCGTCTGGCCGTGCGTGAGCGTTATGTCCCCACCACCTGTTGCGCTGTCAGTCGCTCCGCCTGTATACCCAAAGGCCATTACGCTTCGAGGTCCCCGGTTGCTTTCCAGACGTTGGAGCCAATGTTGATCAGCGCCACGGTGCCGTTCAGCTTAACCACCAGGCCTAGAGCTGAGGTCTCGATTGTCGCTGTTCCTGCGGTGAGGGTTGGCCCGGCCGTGGTGCCGTCGTTGATCACGATGATCGCGCAACCTGTCTGGCCGACGGCGGTGTTCATTGTCCAGGCGTGGGTCGAGGTGCCGCCGGTGTAGAGCCGGATGGTGCCTACGTCCTGAGTCGGTAGTGACCGGCTTCGCAGACTCGTTGTACGACATCGACTTGAGCGTTCCGCCGTCACTGATGTAAAACTCATCAGTGCCAACGGGGGCGACGGACATAGACGTCTGTTCAAAGTGCCCGGTGACGATCACGCCCGCAGCGTAGTGCCAACGGGGGCGACGGACATAGACGTTTGTTCAAAGTGCCCGGTGACGATCACGCCCGCAGCGTCGGTTACGAACTTTTCAACGCCGTTGTGATAGAGGCCGACTAGGCCATCTTCTACCCCTGAAATCCAAGTCTCTTCAAGCGCACCGGAAGAGGCAGTTTGTTGGAGTAAAAACCCGCCTCCGTTAGCACCAAGATCGTAACCCCCTTCAATGTTCCTCGCGGACAAAGACGCGGCTGCCGATGAGGCTGATCCGTCCATATCGAAGATGAGAACCGACCCAGCCACCCCAAGCAGTTGCGCACCTAGCGCGAGTGTTGATAGCTTTGTGACTCCGTTGTAGTGCAGGCTGACTTCGCCATTCTTGACCATCTCCACCCAGATATCTTCGACATTTCCTGACGGCGTTGTTTGTCGTAGGAAAGCGGTGGAGGTGCTCTCGTCCCAGTAGTATCTGGCTCCGCCGTTAGTGGCGCCACGAAGCCCTAAGATCGCATCAGTGCTGACACCTGAGCTTACAACGTCAAACAAAGCGCCCGCTGTGTGCAGTACATCTACACCTTCAGCAGTCGTTGAGAGCTTTGTGATTCCGTTGTGGCTTAGGTTGACTGACGAGTTAGCATTGCAAGCGATCCACACGTCCTCAATCGTTCCACCACTGTTGGTCTGTCGGAGCACAGCCTGCCCTGCGTCCGCTCGCCACTCGAAACCACCTTCACTGTTCCTGGCTCTGATAAGCGTAGGGGTGGTAAGGCCGCTGTTGTTCAGGTCAACCTGTGTGCCAGGAACTTCTATGCCGTTGAGAGTGGTGTTTAGCTTTATGGCTCCGTTGTACCAAAGGCTGACCGCGCCATCTCGGACATAAGAGAGTACGTTCTTCTCCCACACACCGCCTGCTGTGGTCTGTGCTATCGTCACTCCGGCTGTGGTGCCGGAAACTAACAACCTTGCTCCACCTACGCTGTTAAGTGCGGTGATCCTCGCTTCTGTTGTTAAGAGACTGTTATCGACATCAAAGTTCGTCCCTAGAACGTCCGCGCCGTTGGCAGTCGTAATAAATACTCGCGTCCCTGCGTTGTACAGGTCCACCGATCCGTCAGGATCACCAATCAGCATAGATTGACGGAAACCTCCTGCGTCCTCAGCATCAAGCTGCACTTGTCCGCCATGGTTGTTATTTCGGATAACCAGATGCGCCGATGTTGGATAACCTATCGAGCCAAGAAGCGTGCCCCCAGAATTACGAAGCAGCGTTATAGTATCTTGCGTCCCGCCTATTGCATTGTTCAGTGAACCCCACAGATCAACACCGTTGGAGATAGTTCCGAATGTTTTAGTGCCTGCGAAGTACAAGTCCGAAGAACCGTCAGGGTTGAAGGTGGCCAGACTTGCTGTAGCGACTGCTGAGTTCGTCCCGGTCAGAGCTACCACGCCACTTGTTTTGTTGTTGTCCAGAACAAGCGAGGTATTGGCCGCAGTAAATCCCAAGGCCGCAACTGTTCCAGAGACATTATCTCGAAATGTGACGATTGGATCGTCTGAGGTTGGGTGCTGAACTATCACCCCGGTTGTGCTGGTTAGCAGCGCCTCATCCCCTGCGTAGTACACGGAGGCTACGCCGTCAGGATCGCCTAAAAATAGGTTCCTTTGAGTGCCGCCAAGGTCCGCCCCACCAATCACTACTGGGATGCCGTTTTCCATGCTCCTGATCGTCAGTGATGACCCGCCAAAGTGCGCTATCTCTGTCATCAAAGCGCCGACATTGCTCTGAAAAGATATCTTAGGGTTAACACTGAGAGTGTCCCTGAAGAACATCCCCGTTGCGCCTGTGAAAAACGCTAGTGCGTTGTCATAGAACAAACTCACATTTGCATCAGGAGAGCCAGTAAGAAGTGTTGCATCCGCGCCAACACTGTCCGTTCCAATCAGCGTTATGCCACGGTTATTAAGCTCCGCACGCAGAGAAACATTGCCTGCGCCTTCCGATTGTAGGCGCGCTTCCAGCGTACCCGAAGCATCTTGCAAATCGAAGTTTGTGGTCGTTCCTGTAGTCCTTTGGACGTTGAAACCTTGCGCTTCTCCGGCCCAGTTTAAAAGCCCGCCGTAGTAGCCGGTTACGGCAGTGCTTGGATTCGCCTGGAGCATACTCACCGGTACCCCGGCGCCCGTCTCTCCGGTAACAGTGAACAGCCCTCCATGGACCAGGCTGTTTATGTTGAACGCGCTACCCGCGTTAAATCCAACCGTGGCCCAGTCGATGTTGTTGATGTTCCGCCAGGGCAGATTCGCATTCGATGTGCCTGGTGCGCTCGGCAAGTCTGTGCCGGTGCCGGTGACCTGGGTGACATCGGCCGCAGACGCCTCTGCTTTGGCCGCCCAGTGAAGTGCTGAAAAGGTGGTGGCCCCATCCCCACCAAAATTGGCAACGATCGCGCTGTCCTCGGCCTGTATAGCCCAGGCTGATGAGCCACTCGCCCAGTGCAGAGAGGAAAACTGGCCTGGGGAGGTGGATATGTCGCGTTGTCAACAACATTGGCCGCCCACTCAGCCGCTATGTTTTCACTGACCAGGGACGCCGCGGCACTGGCGGCTGAATCCCCCGCGGAGGTCGATGACGCGGCCGCGCTGGCTGCTGAAGCGGCGGCCGAGGCAGCTGCTGCAGCGAGGAAACTGGCACTGGGGCTGGTCAGCTGAAACCGGGTATTGGCTAAGTCGTACCGGGCGACGTAAAGAACCCCCAGCTGTATGTCCCCCGCAGCAAGCACAACCCCGTCTGTCCGAACCATGCTGATCGGCCCAAGACTGTCCACGTTGAGTGTGGCCACGCCGGTGTTGGTTCTGTCTGCGAAGAACACCACCTCGTCGCCATTGGCGTTCGAGAGACGTGTGTCTGGCATGCTCACAGTGTAAGCATCCCCCGTCCCGGCCGAGACACCCGCAAAGGTCGCCTTGCCTGTCGTCAGGGCGTCAGCTGCTGTAGGCAAAAGGTCAAACCCAACCGCCACCGCATCTAGCTCGGCATCGACGTTGCCTGATCTCACACGGGTGCCTGGGACGAAGTCGCCTACACGATTGTAGTAGTTGTTGGCCATTACCTTTGGATCCTTCTGATGTCGTAGTGCAGCGTGATCCCCTGCAGGATGAATGGGTCCTCTTTAGCTGAGTCATTGAATATGAGGAAACCGATGTTCTCGCCGGACCCGGTAAGGTTCGCCTGCGCTCTCGATATGTTGTTGCCGTCCCACAGGAACTCATCCCAGTTATCAGAATCCCAAAACCCGCCGCCACCGAACACATCCAGCTCGGGCACATCCACGGTGGTGATCGTGGACTGGCCGGTGCCGATGTCAGGGTCACCATAGGAAAGGTCAGAGGTGAACTTGAGTGTCAGGGTACTGAGCGCCTGCAGCTCCAGGTCAGCCCGGCGGAATCGTTTGCGGTAGGCCGGTGTCTTCACAAAGTGGAAAGGCAGCCGCACATAGGACTCAATGTTGGCGCCGTCGAAGCTGCGACCGACCTGGTCCTCGTAGACGAAGCCGTCGGTGGAGCAGAAGAACGTGCGCTCCTTGCCGGTCTCATCCTCACTGTTGTATATCTTGCTGACTGGCCGGTCGTACGACAGGAACCCGAACTCCACTGTGCGCTGGCCACCGAACTCCTGGGAGCGCACCTGCCCCGCGGGCACGTACATAACCAGGGCTGAGTTGTCAGTGAAGTAGACCCGGTACTGGTTGGACTCGCGCACGATCGTGGAGTCTGTGACGAACTCCCTCTGCGCGTTGACGATGGTCTGCACCAGCTGAGATACGGTTGCGCCTACAAAGTCGCCGAAGGCATCGGTCCTGGCCACGTTAGTGATCCCCAGGTCGTCCAGGGCATACACCGTGTCAATCTTCTGGGTGGTGAACAGCCGCCCGCCGGTCTGCTCGCCGAGTAGTTTCTTCTCCCAGTCCGCGACGCCGGTGCCGAACAGCCCTTGAGTGTCCCTGTCGGTGGTCATCACAAGTACGCCACCGGCCACGGAGTTGAGCCCTGTCACGTCGTTGCCCAGGCCGAACTCAGCTGCGCCTAAGAACCCGCTGAAGCACAGGGGCAGCCCAGGCACTGCATGCTGGACAGACCCACCAGGGAAGGCCAGGAACAGGTGGTTCCGGTGCTCCTCAAGGTCAAAGGGGGTGTTGTTGGCTGGCGCCGTCCCCGTCTCCGGGTTGATCGGCATCAGAATTGGCGAGACGATATTGTTCTCATCGATCTCGAAGGCCGGGTCCAGCCCGTTACAGGCGTACGCTCTGTAGGTGGCTGCCCCGCCGAAGAAGTTGTGGTTGTGGAACCGGTAGTGCCCGCCAGGTGAGAGGGCGAACTCGCTGTTCACTCCGTTCGCGTTCGCGATCGTGGTCAGCGCCGGTGACTCCAGGACCTCGCCGTTCTGGAACGGGCCACCTGCAACGCCGGTCAGTACAAAGTACCCCTCGCCAGTCCCGTCCCAGGCCACTGACCCGCCGTTGAGGATGATCCGGTGGATGGTGCCTGTCGCGCCTGAGGTCCCGCCGGTAAGTGTGTCACCCTCGACGACTGTGGCGCCCGCAGCGATGCCTGTGTCGAACCGGATCGTCTCGGCCATGGTGATGCCGGTGGTGGTCCAACCGGTGGCTGAATCTTTATGGAGTATCCCAACCGTCTGCCCGATGTTGTCTCGGACGGCGAAGCTAACTGCGTCCCGGCGCCAGGCGCCTCTGACATTCCCCGCGCCAGGGACCTCGGCAATGTCGGCCCGGTACTCATCTTCCGCCGCCAGCCGGTATGTCTTTAGCAGGTCCTCGGTGGGGGCTACGTCAACCCCGGCCTCGGGTAGCGCGTCCATCGTGTATGAACTGGTGTTGAAGGTCTCGCCCTGGGTGAATGGTAGCCCTGTCACTTTTGTGAGAGCTACTGAGTTCGTCGGGGCATCGAAGGCTACAACCAGCCCGGAGGCGCCGGAGGCGTCCCCTGTGAGCACTGTGGTACCCGCCACTAAACCAACGGTCGTATCTAAAGTGAAACCTATGAATGTTTGCAAGTGCGGGCGAGGACGCCCGTCGAATCGTTCGTAGCCAGGTATGCGTCGGTAGCCACCGTTGTACCAGGGCTCGAAGTTGATCATCGCTAACGCGAAGCCTGGCGGCACAGACAGTGCCGGGGAGACGACGTCGAGGCCGCCGCCCAGTGGGTAGTACTGGATTCGAGTGTCGTTCCTGGGTCGTCTGTTCCTTGCAACCACGGCGCTACTCCGCGATCACTTCAAAGAAGCCACCACTGCCTTTGTACCTGGCGCCGTCCTGACTCGGCAGCTCCAGCGATTCTAACCGGCCCAGGAACTCTTCATAAAGCTCCTCGCCCTGGTCCTTGATCTCCGGCGCGTTCTCGTAGTTGCCGTACAGAATCAACCCCCGGCCGATGATGATCTGGTGCAGGGCTGCCGGTATCAGCGAAATGTCTATGTTGGCGGTCAGCGTGACCGGGTTCAGGTAGGCGTCGGCCGTGATCGCGTAGATGGCGTCAGGCACTGGATCGAATCTGAGGTCGCCGTTCGGCATGATGATGACCCGCCAAGGGATCTCTTCGATGGTGATATCGAACACTTCACGCTTTACGTCGTTGTAGTGGATGGCCTCCATAGGATCGCCGTCCACAAAGAAGGTATCCAGGTCCCAGGTCTGAATTGTCGCGGGTTTGGTGATATCTCGCTGGGAGGCGACGGTATTCGCGCTGTACTCGAAGCGCAGGAAATTCCACCGGTGCCACAGGTCCTGAACAAACCGATCAGCCTGTTTTACCCATGACACCAGGCGGGCGTTCTCACCCGTCTGGCCGATGACCGTTGTGGGCGCGAGACCTGACGCACCGGATTCCCGATGCAGGTCCTGCACCAACGTAAGAAAGTCTGCCAAGTTTAGCCCTCTTGTTGGGAATCAGCTTGCAGCGCAGCAGCGTTCTCTCGGTTAGCGTCTTCAATTGGATCAGTCATACCCTCAGAGGCACCTGGGTCGCCTCCAAAATCACCAAGGCGAGCTTCAGCGGCTGAAGTCTCCGGTGCTTCTTCCTGGGCAGCTTCCACCGTCTCCAACGCCTCAGCTGCCTGAGCAGCTACATAGGTCGGGTCCTCGCGGACTACCTCACCGGCGCCATTGAATATGTGACCTAACTGGGAGTACTGAATCGGCTTGCCGAGTTCTAATACTTCGTTATATGGCTTTCGTTTGTCTAATTTTGGCAACGTGCTCTCCTAGAGTTCGCGATGTGGAAACTGTTTTCGATCAGTGTCTGACGGGGGTTTAGGTCCACCACCCAGACTACGCGGCTGCTCTACAGTGGCCACGCTGGTGTTTTCGTAACAGGTGTCGATTGACTTGCGCCCGGAAACGCCTTCAGTCTCGCTGGCATGCGCACTGAACCGTTCCTCGATCCCGCCCATCACATTGTCTTCGTCGATCTCATTGATCTGAAGATGCTTGTAGGTGTACGGCTGAGGCACATCTTTTGTCGGATGCATTCCCATCTTCTCCTCCATGGCAAAGACTCCCCCGAAGGGGAGTCCGCGTGGACTTGCAGTCTCTCTTAGAAGAGATCCATGCTGATGCCTTTCTCGCTCACCTTAGAATTGTAGGTGGACTCGTAAGGCTTGACGTTCTCTTTCGCGTTACCCGTGATTGGGTTGCGCGCATAACAGTACGCCGGACCATGGTTCTCTGAGTCGAAAGACTCGTAGCTGGATAGCCCGTGGGATACCCCGCTGCCTTCCTTGCGCTCAAAGCAAGGTCGCACCATTTCGTTGGAATGACCTGGGGCGGAGTATCCGCCGTTGGCCGATCCTGCTCCCCAGGAGCTGTGTGCATTTTCCATCGTAGTACCTCCTAAGATACTTGCCCAGGTACGTCTTAGTACCAGGCTATGGTTACGGTAATGTCCGCTGCACCGGCCGTAGCCGCTGCGTCAGACGACAACTCAATTACGGTGTCAGCAGGGAACTCATCTGCAAGATCAAGCTCGGCTTGCGTTGCCGCACCGCCGGTATTGATCGCAGCAATTTCCGCAGCTGTCGTGAACGGCGCGGTAAGACCCGCAGCCGTGTCCATATCAAGTCCTGCATTACCAACTGTGACACCGGTCGTAAGCACGTACTCGAAGCCGACGAGCTTACCAACCTTGCCTTCTGGTCCTTGGATGCGTCCAATGACTGCAGCGGCTGTGATCGTTAAGGCATCGAACCGGTAAGTTCTTCGCCCCAATACACCATCATAAAATCCAGACATATCTTAACCCTCCTTGGGTTAATGGGTTGATCAGTTTAGGAAACTGAGTCAAACACCACGATGCGTGACTGGGCGGCCGACGTGTGCGCGATTCCATATCCCAGGTTCGCGTACCACGCGACACCCCTGGACCGACCATAGTCGGTAGGAATCTTTCCGCGAATCTCTTCCGGTACCGAGAAAGCCTCGACAACGGTGTCTGATCCGAAGAAGAACACTTGGTCAATGGAGTTGGTGTACGCCGCTGACGCAATGTTTGTCTGCTCGATGAATCGAATACCTTCATAACGGCCTTTCTCGCCGTTCATGATGACATGCCAACCTTCCGAAACGTACTGATGCAAAAGCTCCAGCTCGTCTTTAAATGCACGGATGGTCGTCGGGCGGGAGACCGCCAGATAGTTGTTGCCATCAAAAGAAGGGATATCACGCTCAGCCATCGTATCAGCGATAACCTTGACGTGATCCGCACTCAACACATGACTCGCGACGCCCGAGGGGGTGCCGTTCGTAGTCAGCGTCAGTGCGCTGGCCGTGGTTGAGGTGACACGCAGAAGCGCCTGATTGAACTGGTTGTACGCAGCAGTGTCCAGGGCCTTACGCGCGTCGTTCTTCAGTACTTTCTGAATGATCTCTGTGACCGGATGTTCTGAGAAATCATCCAGTTTCTTGGTGAACGGCACAGAGTTACCGTATTCGGTTACTGTCAGCGTTTGTTGCGCGACAGTGAAATTGCTCTCAGGCATGACAGCTGTTTCCAGTAGGGTTCCACCCTGGGTACCAACATCGCTGTAGATATTCCAGTTGAAAGATTCACCCTTGCCAAGTCCGAACGCCTCACGGGCATCACAGAATTGACGAAAACGTACCATGGGCTGAAGAGCTGTTCTGAGTTTACGACTCAAGTTCACTGCGAACATGAATCCACCCAGACTGTTGGTTTGCCATACTTGGCCAGCCATAAGCTTCGCTCCTTAATAAGCGACGCAGCTACTGCCTTTTTACGATCACCCCTACACCTGGCCCCTAGACGCTCTAAGTTCCGCGATGTAATCCGCTGGAGTCTGCTCTGGCTCTTCAGGCTCCGGCTCCTGGCGACCGGTCTTCGGCGATGGAAGCGGCGTCAGTTCCCGTTTCGTTTCACGACGATCTCTAAGAGGATCAGCTACTACGGGGGCGGGCGCTTTAAAGCTATCCCTCCACGCGCGTGTCTGTACCCCAGCCTCGGCCATAACCTGAGTCGGATTCCACGTAGGGTGATCCGCCTCGATCGTATCGGTCAGGCCGTCAGCGTATCGCACCAGTCCTCGATCAGAGGCCAGGTCTGGGTAGTCTTTGACGAACGTGTTCCATCCGTCTTTTACCGCAACCTGAAACCCTTCTTCTTGGATCTCGCGCTTCGCTCTGGCTACAGCTCTCGTCTCGATCTCATTCGCATTCACTTGCTGGGCGGGTTGCGCTTGCGGCAAGTTCTTTACAAATTCAACCAGCTTCTGAGCTGCTAGTTCTTCATCTCCTTGATACATCTCAGAGATGGTCTCTTGAGCTTTCGCTAAGAGTGCGTCGTCGTTTACGTCCGCAGGAGCGGGTGGTAAAGGCTGACTAACCGTGGCTCTTTGCTGGGTGTCCAGCATGTTTTGCTCACGTAACTGCAAGTCTTTTTGCCAGGCTGCGTTCTCTCTGTGTCTGACGTTAGCCGCCGACATCGAGTTCTCCGCAGACTGTACCTCACTTAATGGCCGGTAAACCATTTGCCCGTTTACGTTCATCTTCATCATGGGCACGTCGCCCTGCATGACGATGAAGTCTGCCAGTGGATTGCCTTGCAGCTCCGCTGGCAGCGGATTGTTGGCGGCGGGGGCTGGGTGCATCGGTTGCACCGACTCCGCGCCGTCTGGATTTAGAGGAGCCTGTTGCTCTCCGGGTAGTCGGCTGGTTGCGTCCCCTTCGGGAGGCTCAGCTTGGACATCCGGCGGCACCATCCCGGCGACGAGGTAGTCTTCCGGGGTCTGCTCGTCTATCTCCTCCTGCACTGCCCCATCGTAGTTGGCATACAGGTCGGCCAGTTTCTCGTCTCGTTCACTGACCGCAGGTGTCGGATCTTCCCCGCCGTCACCAGGCTTGTCAACCATTGGTACTTCGGGGTCTGGAAAAGCTTGTTGCTGTGAAGCATCCTCATTGAGGGTAGGTTCAGCCATTATCATATTCCTGGAGTGATTGTTCGGCCTCATGGCCGACGTGGATTAAGTCCGTACACCAGCGCATGAAAGCCAGGCCACAAGCCGCATCGGCCTGGGCTTTGGCGATCGCTGCCTGGTCCTCGGGGATGTAAGGGTTGAGCAGTAAAACCTTGTCTCTCGCCTCATCCGCCTGTTGTCTGGCACAGCCGTGCATGTATCGGCCTACATCGCTGCGGATAAACTCTGATGCCGCGATCCCGAGCCGAGCTTGTTCAAAGAATAGACGCTCGGCGTCGTTGACGAAATCGATATTACTGTAGTTGGGTTCAGCCATCAGGTGCTTATGTTACCTCGCCCCAGAATGTGTGATCGAGGGGAGCCACTGCGTCTGCCCGCGCGCCCATGCGCTGCGTTGTCAGACCTCGATCTGCGCTGTGGCTTCGTTGCACTTTGCGGAGCTGCTGGTCCTTGCCGACCGGCAGGGCCGGAGGGTCTTGCTGGGCGTCCAGGCCTGGCCCGGTCTGCTCGACTTTGGCCTGGGTCACCGGTTGCGTCTCGCCGTGCCTGGCGCGCAGCTCGCTGCGTCTCAGCTCTGGCCCTGCCGTCTATCTGACCCTGGCGCGAAGCGATGGCGGACGGGTGTGATCGCGAGTACTCGTGCGTCCCGGTGGTGCCTCCAGCTGCTTGGCTCGCGGCATTGGTGTTAGCGTCCACTCGGGCGCTATTTAGCCTCGCCACTTTTGCTCTTAGGCTCATACGTCTACCTCCAGTGAGCCGACGACCTGGCCGTTGGCTTCGATTTCAAGGGTTTCCTGTGCAGGCGCAGAAGCGCGCACACCCGGTTTGATTCGCACCTTATGGGCCAGAATGCTCTGTCGGTTTGCGTTTATGACCAGCTCGAAGTAGTCAGTCATATCCTCGCCGCTGTTCAGGCTCCGAGCAATATCAGCGGCCCGGCTGCCATGGACCAGGTCGGTCGTCATGAGTTCCTCGTGGCTTACCTCTGGCACCTCTGCCACTGCTGCCACCGGCGCAACCGGCGCAACCGCGTCTACCTGAGGTATAGCTGCCTCGAAGGGCACCAACACAGTGACGCCGTCCACGTCCAGGACCTCGGCCACCTCGGGCACGGCCGCGACGAACAGGACCTCCACCACCTCGACTACCTCGGCCACGGCGGCCACAAACACGACGTCAACTACTTTGCGCCAGCTGATGGCTAAAAACATTTCTAAGATCCTCCGGCCGCAGTAACGGCCTGTAAATTCGTTTGTCTGGTGCGGATCTGGCCGTCCAGGGCTTTGCCCTCGCGGGTGGTCTTGTCACGCATCGTCTCGATGTCCAGCTTCTGGTAGAGGTCCTTCAGTCGCAGACCCTCTTCGAGCGCGAGCTTGGCGTAACCCAGCTCCCTGTCCATCTCCAGCCGATCCGTCTCGCGCACGTTGCGCATGTCATTTTCTTTGGTACGCATATCGACCTCGGCCTGCTTGATCGCAATGTCTGGCTCGGGCTGCGGTGGGTTCTCTTCAATGTAGGTCTTGAACTCTTCGTCGTCCATGAAGAACCGGCTGCCGTCGCGGTAACCGAGCGCACCAAATATCTCGTCGGTGATCTTGCCACCCTTCACGCGCTCGGCCTGGCCGGGGATCTGCAGCGACTGAGTGACGCCGTAGACCAGCCGGTCCACTCGACGCACTGGGTCGGTGTTGCCCATGCCAACGTCAACAGCGGCGGTCAGGTTCTGGGTCAGCAGTTTGTTGGTTACCACGTCAGTGCCGAACCGTTTCCACAGATCGGACTGGGATGCAGCCAGGGACAGCACCACCTCGTCCGTCTCGTAGTGCTGCACCAGGCGCAAAAGCTGATTGAGGACCGGCCCCATCCAGGTGGTCATGAATACCTGGATCGAGTAGTCACCGACGGAGTTGGCGTCCTGGGACATCTGCCCCATGCCACCGGCGGTCTCGTTCAAATTCTTGTTGGACTGGACGCTGCCCTGGGAGAAGTTACCCACCAGCTCGTCCATCTCCACGGCCAGACGGTCGTGCTCGATGTAGGAGGAGTTGGTCACGTCAGGTGTGTCCACCACCACCACGTCCTCTTTGGGGTCATTCATCATGACACCGCCGCCGGGCGTGTTGCGTACCAGGGCGTCCAGGTCGGTCTGACTTCCCCGGCGTACGTGGTACCGCTTGTTGAGCACCAGCTTGACGTTGTCGAGTCGCTGGTTGGCTACGTTGTTGATCTCTTCCTGCAGGCCTGCCGACTGTTCGACGTCACCGGCGGGGTAATTCCTGTGGGCCTCAATGGATGAGAACCCTACCTGGAATGGTCGCTCGCCTGGTCGCAGATGTGGGTACAGCTCCTCCAGCGGAACGGCGTCGGTCAGCAGCAGCTCGGTGCCCATGGTCCAGAAGACCATGTCAGTGCCGTTGACCTTGACGATGTTCATGTGCGCCCACAAGGTGGTGAACGAGTTGCTGTGCTGCTCATCTGCCGGGTCGATCCGCTCCCGGCCTTCCCGCGCCTGGCGGGTCCTGTCGTACTCCTGGCCGCGTGTTCCGAGTAAAGCCCCGCGGCTGTGTCTGCGCCACACGGGTTGCTTTGTCTTCGGGTCCTTCATCTCCATCCGCTCTTCAGCCTCGCCGAGATAGATCGGCATGAGGTAGATCAGGAAGGGAGAGGTGTTGACCGGGTCTCGCCAGTCACACATGGGATCGAAGCGGAAATTCTCTGGGGCTATGTCGTCGATGCAGGGCTTATCGTGCCTGACCGTGTAATGCTCATAGCCTCCGGGTACCTGGTTGCCCTCGCCGTCGTCGGTCATCATCATCTTGCCGTCGCCGTCGAAGGCTGGTCGGACGTCGGTGTCCTCCTGGTACTTCCAGTAGGCATGCGAGATACAGATGCCGTAGACCTTGGTGTCCTGGTACTGGCCAATGGCCGTCTGGAACCAGGGGATGGTGTGGTCGAGCCGGTACTGCAGGATGCGCTGGTTGATCTGCGCGGAGATGACCTGCATCTCATCGCGCGGGTCCTGTGCTTTGACGACCAGCATGTCCTGGGTGGAGAAGGCGGCCACGGCCAGGCCCCGCTCAGACTTTTTCACCATGGCACGAGTCTTCGGACGGAAAATCCTTGATCTTTTAATGTTTCGCTTGGTGTTAGAGAAGGGTGATCCTGGCGCGTGTTCGTTGTTGAAGTGGTGGAGGTTCCGCTCCCACTGATTCGTTATGTTGGCATCCAGATAGTCTGAGCTGGCGCCGTACATCTCTGAAGCTCGTTGGAGCAGCCAGGCGTCGCTGTTAGGCCCGCTGAACATCCTGACGTCCTCATCCTCCTGAAGACTGTCGGTGCCAGTGGCGCCTGCTTGTCGAGCTGGTGGGTTCTCACCCGGTGGTAGATCCAGGGCGGTGCGTTCGTAGGCAGGCTGTTGGCCTGAGATGGGCTCGGAGGTCTGGTCGGCCCCCAGTTGATACTCGGTGTTGTCGTCGGGTCTGTGTTGATCAGCCATTAAGAGTTGTCGAGGTCAACGACCTCCTCCCGGATTGTTCGTTCTCTGTCCTCAACGTCCGTCTCCGTAATGTTAATCCGCGGCATGAGCCCCCTTTCGAGGATCTCCCCACCAACCTTCATGAGCATGTCATCTATTTCACGCGGTGACCGCTCCATCGAGATGTGGTAGCCACTGATGGCCGAAACGTCTGGGCACTTAATTACCACACTGCCGAGGCTGCTGTCCACTTTAACCTCCCAGTCGATGCCCGGATAAAGTCGGGTCAGCCGGGTGCCGAACCGCTTGGCCAGGTTCATCTCCACGGTAGCGATGGATTGCTGATCGATGTTGCCTTCGTTGATCTCGACGTCGTTGTAGTCCACCACCCGGTTGTCGGCGCGGTGGTGCTGCGGGATGATCAGCTGTGGCGCCTCACCCACTGGCTGACCGTTTGGCATCAGTATCCCGGCCTTCTTGGCCGCCTTCTCATCCGCTTTGCGCCGTGCTCTAGCGACGGATATCTTCTTAGGCATCAGGCAGCTCCTCCAGTTCAAGGGTCGGCATCTTATACTTCACGCCCTTGTGTTCACACTTATCGTAGATGCACATGTAGGTGGCCGTCTTCTGATCAGCCCAGACCCCCTCGTAGTACATGATGTACCCGCAGCTGCAGAGCAGCGATGAGGGCATGAAGTGGAAGGTCTTAGTCGTCATCTCAATCCTATGTTATGTCACATGACATGGAGCCCGCGGCGGGAATCGAACCCGCATATACCGGTTGCCAGAACCGGACGCCTGACCATTCGAGCCACGCGAGCTATCTTAAAAAGTTGGGACCCATCTCATCAGGGCTGACCGGGCCACCGGCCAGGCCTAGCACCAGGCCCACCGCAATTACGCCTATCGCCATGGCCAGGACCCACAGCCACTGCTCATTTCGTTTAATTATCATATCTCGTACTCCTCTGGCTCGAACTGATCGTCGGGCTCGAAGTAGTTGATGGAGAAGTCGCCCAGGATCTCCGCAAAGGTGTGCGCCAGTGAGTCGCCCTCGTCCGGGGACTCCTGGCCGCGCTTCTTCATGTCCTGCTTGCGCTCCAGGCGGATGCGCTCCTTGTCGTCGAATGAGAACTCGATGCCGGTCAGGGCGTCACGCAGGTCCTGGTCCTGTGGGATGTCAGCGCCATCGCGAATCCACTCCCGCATCCGACCCCACATCTCCGCACGTTTGTTGTAGTAGGTCTCGTTGTCCATAGCTTTGGAACCGGCGTTGACCTCGATGACCTCGTAGTTCAATTGTCGTAGCCGATCGACGACCCCAGCACCGATACCAACCGCATCCACAAACGTCGCCTGTGGCTTGAACTCGCGCATCAGCGTCGCCACACGCTCCGCCACCTCCATGGTATTCAGCTCGCGCCACTTGAGCTGGGTGAGCAGCTTGCGGCCTTGCCTGATCGAGACCACTGTCTTGTCGTCCCCGTACCGGGCGACGTCCACCCCGAGCACGATCGGCATGGCGAAGTAAGCTTCCAGCTCGATCTCGAACCGCATCCCCGCATCGACGATATCGGTCGCAATGAACTGGGTCACGGCCAACTTGGGGAACTGGCCGCGGACGCGGACACGGAAGAAGTCTGAGTCCTCCCCGTAGGTATCTAGCCACTCCTGCAGCTCCTTCTTGTTGGTCATCTGGCAGGTGCGCGAGTCGATATGCCGGGTGGTCCAGCGCATCTTGTCGCGCTCGAAGCAGTCCTTGAAACGCCCCGTGTTCCTGGTCGGGTTGCCGTACACGAACCACATCGCGCGCGGGTCCGTCATGGCGCCCTCAGTCACCTCCCATATCTTATCCGGGATACCGGAGGCCTCGTCGTAGATGATCATGGAGTGGGTCGCGTGGAGACCAGCGAACGCCTCCGAGTTGTGCTCAGTGTTAGGCACGGCCGCGACGAACCAGGTCTCCGGGTGCTCCTTGTGGTAGAACCTCGTGGCCGACCAGACGAACCAATGCCCGACCAGGCTGCGCTTCTGCCACAGCGCGATCTCACGCCAGGTCTTGGTGGACAGCTGGTTGGTGGTGTTGGCTGTGACGACCCCGGACAGGTGTGGCCTGGTGGCCATCGCCCAGTTCACCAGCCAGGCCACCTCGGCGGTCTTGCCGATGCCGTGGCCGGACGCAATGGCTTCACGGATCGCGTAGTCGGTGGGGTTGGCGCGGATCTTCTCGCCGACCCGAATCATCTGGGCGGCCTGCCAGTCGTCTGGTCCGTTGGGGAACTCCTTCAGCTCACCGGCGCCCCACTCGTAGGCCCACATGGTGAACCCGAATGGATCGTCGTAGAACTCGCCGACGGCCTCAACCAGGGCAGCCTCGTACTCCGAGTCGGACATGCCCCGCTGGGATGCTGCACTCACGCGGCGAGCTTCTCCTGGAACCCGGCGGACTCGGTGGGCGTCTTGCCACAGTAGTCGCAGACGTACTCGGGCAGTCGCTCCATGCGCCCGTCGCGCACCCTGGAGAAGTACCCCAGGAACCGCATGACTGAGCTGCATATGTGGCAATGTGGTGGTCCCATAAGATCCTCCAGCATGGTGAAAAACCCCTCGGTGGGTAGGATCTGGTCGCCGTTCTCAAATAGCGTCATTGCTGCGCCACCACGGACGGGTCCTTGAGCATCTTGGCCTTGCGGTCGTTGGCGGTCTCCATTCGGCGCCGGGCACCGTCGAGCTGCTCAATATGATTGACCTGGAGGTTGTTAGTGACCTCCACCAGCGGCTTGTCGCCGTACAGATCACTATAAATCTTCGACATCATCCACTGCCGGGTGCGGATCCTCACCTCAGCCCGGCGCACCGCGCTAGGATTAGATATCTCAATCGCATTGCCGTGCTTGTCGGTGGACTGGATCACATCATCAGTAGCGTCATCAGCGATCTTCATGGTCTCATCGGCGTAGGACTCCATGGCAATGTGCCTGGCCGCCTTCAACGAAGAGGCCACCTCCACATCATGGGTGCGCAGCGCATAAAAAGACCGGATCGGGTCGGTCTCCAGCAGCGGTGAGGCATGCTCAAGGACCGAGGCCCTGACCGTGGCGCCACTGGCCACGGACATGTAGACATTATCAAGCACGTCCTCATCCCAGAACCGACGGCTCCAGGTCACTTTCGCATCAGACACCTGATCGCGCTTGTTCTGATCGGTGAGGACGTGGGTGTTGTAAGTCTCCCTGCTGATATCGCAGGCCTTCAAAGCCTCGTTGATCCGGTAGCCTGAGTTAGCCACATGATCAATGAATCTGCGCCACTTCTCGGTGGTCAGCTTGATCGCCTGCCGCTCAGGATAAGTCAGTGACTGACTGCCCTTGGCCTTGCGCTTGGTGACGGCGGTATGCTCAACCTCCGCCATCGCGAATCTCCACCATCCAGCCAGGGTTGTTTATGCCGACCTGGGGCTCCAACACCTCATATCCAGGCACCTCGTGGTACCCGGTCAGGTCAACTGTTTCATGTGGAACAATCCGCCCGGTGCCCGCTGCACTGATCATCGGATCCTCACCCCAGCGGGCGGCAGCACTCAACCCTTTCGGCAGGAGGAACTCAGGCACCCTATCAAGCACCTGGCCGGATTCAAACTCCAGCAGCCAATGGACCAACGGCGTACGGGGGTTTCTGCGCTCCCAGGGCTCACTCATCTGGCGACTACAGCCCTTGGAATGGGTTGTGATTGGGTCGCTCAAATACTTGCCGGTCTGAGAACTTGTACACGGGATAGGCGCGTTCATTGCCCTCGAAAGCAAACACCAGCGACTTCATGCTGACGACGCGGCGGCGGGGTTTCCTGTTCGGTATCGTAGCCATGTGGGCCTCCGTTTGAGAAACGCCCCAGGGACTGTGTCCCCAGGGCATCTCATTCACCACTAACAAGGAGACCGGGGAGAAACCGGCAACCTTGGTCGCGGAGATTACCCCTGGCTGCGGCCGATAGTCAAATTGTCTCGAAGCGAGACCCGAGCATTGTCACGCACCCAAGAAACGCAACTTTGAGTGCGTGGATTCCCAGCAGAATAAATTCTCAGTGTCTGCGGTGAAAGTGTACGTACATGAGCATTAAGGTCGGGTGCTGGAATGCTGGGCTGACGAAGATGGGGGATGGGACCACGGGGCGGTCCCACGTCGTCGCTGATTCCGTTTCACTGTCGAGCTCGGCATGGGACCCGCTGAGATTCTGAGACCCCGAGGCACCCCCTCGGATGTTTGCACGGGCCTGTCAGCCTCTGTGTTGGCTTGCTTGTCAGCATCTGGGCATCTCCTCTGATAGCCCCACTGGTTGCGGGTGCGGGCGCGTGAGCAAATCCTCAGCTGCTATCCAGATTTGTAGAATCCACTCAGCCCCTCCTCCTCACCGAGGCTGATAGGCCGCTACGATCAGGGGGTTGCAAGCTCGGCCATGCTCGGCTAGGGTCGCTGCGACCCTCGTCACTGAGGCGGGGACAAGAGGACGACAACATGAGTGATATCAACGCTTTACCAAGCATCCGGGTTCACAGGAACCTTCACAAGCGGGCTGCGTGGCTCAAAGCCGTCAAGGGCGGTGCGACCCACGAGCAAGCCTCAGCTTCCATTGGCGGGCAGTGGGTGCGCACTGCAGGTGGACGGGTGGCGGAGTACATGGACAGTGTGGTGCTGACCGGTGTGACGACACGCATCCAACCCGCAGCTCAACGCAAGTGTCAGGAGTCAGGCACGCGGTCAGTGTGCGCCTACTTCGACGGCACCCGCGTGGACGTTGACCCGCAGGCACCCATCCGCGATTGGCTGCGTGTCAGCTATGACCCACGGGTCGATGACTGCTTCAGGGCAACAGTGCAGGGTCGCCCCGGCACACCCGTCACCTACCCTTGGAACACCGCCGACGCGGTAGTGCTCCGGGTGGACGGCTCAACGTGGGTGCTCAACCCAACGTGGGAGGTGTAGCCATGAGTGCTATCCAATACGCACGGCAGCGTGTAGCTATCCGCAAGAACGACTGTGATGAGTTCGAGGTGCCCACGCCGGGTGCCTCATCTCTGACGGCGGGGTTGTACTTCACCGACGACAAACAGGACGCGCTCGACACCGTCAGCTACTCGTGGGCTCAGTTCCCCGGCGAGGTCATCGACGTCACCATCCGACGCGGCACCTACCTTCAGGAGGATGCGTAATGCCAATGCTCGTAACACCACTAGCCGGGGCGAGCCACGCCCTCGAATTGGCTGCCAAGGGTGCATGGTTCATAGCCTCGCACTCGGGTGGCAAGGACAGCCAAGCTCAGTACATTGCGCTGCTGCAGCTCGGCATCCCGGAGGAGCAGATTATCGTCTGCCATGCTGACTTGGGTGAGGTGGAACATCACGACTCGAAGGAACACATCATTGGCACGGTGCGCCCGCGGCACCGCGACATCCTCATCGCCGACGCCATCCATGCGGACGGCTCCGAGAAGGATTTCTTCAGTGCAGTCAGGGCTCGCCGTGCCACGCTCGACAGGACCGACAGGCATGACAAGTCTGCCGCCCCGGACGGGCAGAACCGGTACTGCACCTCGGACCTCAAGACGGCACCCATCTGGAAGGCTGTGAAGAACCACCTCAAGGCGCGAGGTGTCACGCACGGCATCATCGTCAACTGCGTGGGCATCCGCGCCCTGGAAGGTGGACCCAAGGGACGCCGGGCCAAGATGGTTGCGGCTCGCCCCAGGTCACAATTCCAGGTCGCTAAGAAGCCCGACAACAACACCTGGACGTGTTGGGATTGGTGGCCGCTGGCGTACTGGACTGAAGCTCAAGTGTGGGAACAAATCCACGCCGTGGGCCAGCGTCCCCACACAAACTATGGCTACAACCATGACCTGGGACGTGCCACCCGCAACCAGCGAATCAGCTGTGAGTTCTGTGTGTTCGGCAGCCCCAACGACCTCCGCCTGGCAGCTGCCCGGCGGCCGGACCTGCTGATCAAACTGATACAGCTCGAAGAAGACATCCGCGGCCCGCTGCACATCAGCCGGGTCGCCCTGAAGGAGATAACCGCATGAGCTTGTCACACCCCAACCCGGCCGCGCCCCTGATCGTCTCTGACGGCATGGGCGTTGACTCGATGGCCATGCTCATCGCCATGCGAGATGCGGGCATCCGCCCGGACCTCATCATGTTCGCTGACACCGGCGCTGAGAAAGACATCACCTACGCCTACATCGCTCGGCAGAACGCCTGGCTTGAGGCGCAGGGATTCCCCAGGGTGACAGTTGTCAGCTACACCCCGCTGGACACCACGCCCTACACCGACCTGCCGGGCAACTGTGTGTCCAACGAGACGCTACCGTCGCTCGCGTTCGGTATGCACAGCTGCTCAGTCAAGTGGAAGATTGTGCCCCAAGACTACTATGTCCAGGGCTGCGGCAAAGGTCCCAACGCCTGCCCCGCCTGGCAGCCTGCTCTGGACGCCTGGGGTGCCGGTATCAAGCCAATCAAGGCTATCGGCTACGACGACTCACCCGCTGACCGCAAGCGCGCTGGCAAGGTCCACGGCAAGCTCAGCGACCCCAAGCTCAAGGACTATGAGTTCTGGTATCCACTGCAGCAGCTCGGCTGGACCCGCAAGGAATGCATCAAGGCGATCCAGGCCGAGGGCCTGCAAGTGCCAGCCAAGTCAGCCTGCTACTTCTGCCCGGCCTCGAAGGTGTGGGAGCTGTGGTGGCTGGCCGCGAATGAACCGGCCAACCTGATCGACGCGCTCAAGCTTGAGTACGGCGCACTAACAGGCCGACACAGCCGCTGGGACACCGTCGAGTTCGGTGCCTGGGAATCGCACCTGGCCACCGGCAAAGACTTCCCCAGCAAGGACCACTGTGGCCTGGGTCGCAAGTTCAGCTGGTGCAAGTGGGCTTTTGATAACCGTGTCGTTGACCTGGAGACCTGGGAGGTCATCGTTGACCCAGCCCACGCCCAGGCTCAATGCGATGAACTACGCGGCTATGACAACGCCGCAGACGTACGCGGGTGCGCAGCCATGGATACCGACGACGGTGTCCAGGTGGTCCAGGTGGGCCAGCTCCCCGATCCACGGCTTGACCCTAACAGGTCATTCCACGCTACCCCTAAAACATTCAGGAGAATGAGATGAGTGACTTCACACTACGCCCCGACGCAAAGGGCGCACGCTTCCAATGCAACACCGACGCCGCCCGTGACTATGTTGCCACGCGCTTCTACATGATGGCTGACCCCATCGTGGACGACGCTGGTGTCCGCGCCTGGATAGCCATGATCAACAAGTGTGGCATGACCGTGCAGCCTGGGACCGACTATGTCATCCGGGAGCACCAACCATCCTGGGCTGAGGATCATGACCCGGTGCCTGACGCCGCCGAGATGCACTACTACGTCGAATACAAAGACCAGGGCCTGCGCCAGGCGGTCACCGTGACGGCGAGGTCAGTCGGCGAGGCCCTGGACATCTGGGGTGACAACTACCCCGGCGACGAGGTGATCAGCTGCGAGCCTGCTGTGCGCCTCAAGGCCTGCGAGGATTGGGCTCCTACCCTGGTGCCGTCCCCGATCTACGACACCGATACTGGCCGGTGCATTGGCCAGCTGCAGCCGATCAACCCCGAGGCCATCGCGGCCAGCCCTGGGATACAGGACTGGTC